TAGTAATTGATGAAAGCTCTGTTCCTTTTTGTGCTTTTGCTAATGGTGATACATATTCTATTTCTATATCTTGACCAGATAAAAACTCAGGAGCTTGTGCAAACTGATTGTTTCTAAGTAGTATTGCAAAGCATCTATCAATCATTGGTTTTAATAATTCTGATTGTAGTCTACCTAATACTGGTCCTAACAATCTCATCTTTTCTTCGTTTCTTTGTATAACTTCTGTTGCTGTCATCTGTGGTCCTTGTTGTAGCAATAGTTGATCTACATAGAATACATTTCTAATTGCAGTTCTTCTTTGCTCTTCCATGTTCAAACCTAATGGATTGTTTGCACCAATGTTCAATGGTTCAATTCTATCTCTTGTACCTGATCTATAAAAGTTTAGTCCTCCCGGTACAGTTCTAACTGGTAATAAAAAACCATCATCAGGAACTAATAAAGGTGGGTCTACTTGTTTTTGTGCAGCTTTGATAGTTGTCTTTGACATTTCATTTAGCATCTTAACATCTGGTAGTGCTGTCATTGCAGGTGATCTACCATAGATTTCGTGTGATGCTTTTAAATATCTAGGAACTACAAAAGGAAACTCAACAAAGCCACCTACTGATAGTTCATTACCATTTTTGTATTCTACATAAACAGATTCAAACTCCATGTTCTCTTTGTCTTTTTTTGTAGGGTTAAAGTCTTGTCTTGGATATACCGCATGTAAAATATCTATTTCATCAAATGGGTCTTTCTCTACTTTGTTTCTTGCTTCTTCAGATAAGTTATTACCAAACTGTTGAGCAGCAGCTCTAAGTGTAATTTTAAATTTTCTATATACTGTATCTATTCTGCCTTTATCATTTTCAGTTACATAGATTTCATTAATGTGTCTTGTTGAAAATTTTAAAAGATCGTTTTGATCTTCCTCAATAAACATTGCAGCAGTGCCAAATGTAATTAGATCATGATATAATTCAAATATTTCTTGTTGAAAATTTGATCTATTAAACGCAGTGTACATTGTTTCTGTTACACCTTCTAACCAAAGTTTAGCTTCATCATCTGAATCTAATCCTTCATCCTTATATCTAAGTGAGAACCAAGGAGTAGAAGGGTTAGTTAGCATCCCATGTAAAGATGCAGCTAACAATTCTACAGCTTGTATCGGAGAGGAATCGAAAATAAGTTCTGTTCGTTTATCACCTTTTGATCTTGTTCTAGTTACATCAGCTTTTCTAGGTTGCATGTAGTCTGCAACTTCTTGCCAATGTGTTTCCCAGTTTTGTCTACCAGTTTTAAGGCGATCAAATCTCGCCATGATAGTTTTCGTTAAATCAGTTTTTGCCATTACACACCTAATAAACTTTTCTTACCTAATTCAAGATTTCCTCTAGCACCACCTTGAGAAGTAAGTATTGTTTGTCTTCTACCTCTCTTCTTTGTTTTTCTCATATCGTATTCATCATCTGTAGCTTTTTCTTCTGCTAGTTTAGCTTCGGTAGTTTGTACTTCTGTACCGCCAATATTTTTTTTAACGATAACTGGTTCGGCAGGTTGATTGTTGTTATCATTACCACCACCTGTATTCACAGTATCTGAAGCTGTTGTATAACCTTGTTTACGAAGTTCTGCTAAACCTTCTTTCGATCCAAGATAAGATGGGTCTAAATTAATTTCTTCACTTGTCAAACCTTTTGATTTAACAAATTTTTGTCGTCTTTCTAAATTCATTTCGTAAGGAGTTTTTCCTGTAATACCTCTTATAACTTTTCCAACAACTCCACCTTCTTTTACAAAAGTTCTAAATTCATTTCTTCTTGATGCTTTCTTTGCATCTTTTTTAGTTCCATAAGTTCCATCAGTTTTTATTCCTGCTGGACCTACTCCTCCGCCACCACCAGTTGATGCTCCTCCTGCTCCCATAATTATACTCCAAATGTTAATGAAGATTTAGTTTCTTGCTTAGTTTCTTTTGTTGCTTTTTCAGCAATATCTTTTTTGTGCAAGACTAAAGGTTCTTCAATTTTAATTTCTTCTTTTACCTTTACAGTTTTCTTCACTGCTGGTTTCTTTTTAAAAATTTTTTTTATATTATTTAAAATCATATTACTTACCTAATAAAGTTTCCAATGCTTCTTCCTCAGTTTCTTGAATACCAAGTGGTCCAGTTAAGATAGTTTCTTTTCTACCTTTTCTTTTTCTTCTAATAGCATCTTGTTCTTTTTTAATTCTTTCTTTTTCCTCTGGGGATAATTCTGTGCTAGGTGGCTCTGGCGGTGGTGGGGGTGGCGGCAACGCTGGCATTTTTGGTTTAAATATTGATCCCATAATTATAAAATCCTGTATTCATTATCTGCTACACTTTGTGGAGCAATTTGTCTATCATTTATTTCTTGTAATCCCACAGCTAGATACCTCATGCTATCACACGCATGCGAACTCCAATCGTGGACAGGTTTCGATCTGAACATTCTATTTTTGTCGATGTACTTCCTATGGTAGTGTCTTAACGCATCTATTAAGTTTTTGCAATGGTCTACATCAATCCAACATCTCGGCAAGATCATTGTCGTTGCGTGGATACCATCTTCGAGTGGAATTTTTGGTACGACCTTGAACCTAATTCCTAATTGATAGGCGACCTCTCTCCGGGTCTTGCCATTACTAAAATCTGTAACTTCGATGTCGTGTGGTGCAAAGTGATCTTTGTAGATGTAATCTTTTTCTTTTAACATCTGAATATAATGCGGCAGACCCTTACCTCTCTCTTCATGATAGTCGATAATATTGATTGCTCTACCTAGTTGTTGAAAAAATATAATCGCACTGTGGTCTGAAACACCCAAGTCCCAACTTGTTGAAACTGGTAAGCTAGGATCGTATGGTACTCTAGTTATCTGTCTTTTGTTATCTAGTTTTGCAATCTCATCACCATAGATAGCACCTTCGATGTTTGCGATCCAATCACACTCAAACTCTTGCAAGAACTTCTTTTCACCCATCACCTCTTTCGCTTTGTCTAATTCCTCTTGGTCGACAATTTTCGTATCACTAGCTTTAGCTTTATAATGAAACCAATCATCCGCACCTTGTGCGTGTTGGTATAGATCGTAAAAATTATTATTCATTCCTTGTGGAGTCCCAATAAAAACACAGTACCCCTTTCTGTCGGATAGTGCTGGTCTGATAATCTCAGGAAATAGTTTTTCATTTACATTCGCATACTCATCAATCACGCAGCCATCAAGGTAGATACCCCTCAAGCCATCTGAGTTTTCTGAGCCTAGCAAGGTGATACGAGAGCCATTTGGTAAATCAACTCTCAGTTCTGTTTCGTTGAATTTGGTGTGGGGTATTTTGGCGGTAAACTGTTTTATATAGTCCCAAGCAATAGCTTTTGATTGTTTGAAGGTGGGTGATATATAGGCATACCTAGGGTTCTTGTTCTTAGAAGTCAAAGCTGATCTAATCAAATGATTCAATACCGCAACTGTCTTACCGAACCTACGATGACATACGAGTACATTCCATCTGTGTTTATCTATTTGTTTGTGAATGTAGGCTTGATGCTTACGAGGTGTGTAAGGTATTTTAATATCCATAACTTAGTGAACTTCTTTACTAGGCATATCCTCATTTATTGGGTGATAGTCAAAGCCTAGTTTATTCATAGCAAACATTGTGAATAACTCTGCTGAAGCATGGTCTGGCATATTAAAGAATTTGATTACTACATTGTTTGTTTTCTCTTCAATGTAGCATAAGCAATCCATATCTTCTGATGAAAAATAGTTCATATACCATATCTAGTTTATTATTGTTGGTCTGGCAAGATGAAGATGCAGCTGTGTGTAAGGGAGTCCTCGAGTCCCATGTATATATATATAATAAACTGCGGTCGCATTTTGGGGTATATGGGGGGTCTGCATTTCTAAAAATATAGTATAGCCTAAATAAATTATTGATAATTACTGATAACTTTTATTATCGTTACACCGAAACTGTTATGAATTGTCTTTGATGGTCCTTATATGATCCGATTTATAACACGAGTGCCAGCTCGGCTGCGGTTTATATATGAATTGCAACTTTATACCACGCATAAAAAAAACCCGGCTAAGACTTAACCTAACCGGGTTCAATGTTTATTATTAGTTTATTTTAAATTTAAACTCATGTTCTGTGTGAGCTTTGGGATCTCTCATTTTATAAATAATATCTCTAACTATTTCTCTGTCGATACTATCCCCCTCAAATTTAAGTTTTATATTTGATAATCTAATTTTTATTGCTCTTTCAACTTCTTCCATTTTTAGATTATTTCCAAAAAAATCTTTGTATAAACCTTCACCTCTACCATAGAAGGACCATACATATTTTTTGAAGTTTTCTATTTTTTCATTTATCATATTAACCTTTCTTAATTGTTTAATCTCTTTATATATACCAATTTGGTTAATATCAAGTATTAATTATAACTGCGTCAATCTGTCCATATATAACTATTGCTATATTATACCAATTTGGTTATAACTTATGAAACAACAAAGAAAGGTAAAACAATGACTAAATACATATACAACAAAGACAGCTTTGAAAATGCTGTTGAAGTTAACAATTATCCATGGGGTTTTAGATTAAAAACTAAAAGAAGAACATGGATTGAAACAGACAAAAACAAAGGTGACCGGGTTTGCTTTTGTACTTTAAACCCTAAAACAAATAAATGGTGTGCAGTAAAAAAGTCAACTTATAACGCTGTTGATGTTTTATTAATAGATGATAACGAACATGTAAAATCTATTGGAGTTTGGAAGTATGGAACAAGTGAAAAAGACCTTGAAAACTTTATTTCTAAAATTGATTATAATTCTTTGAGCTTATTACAAAAGAAACAAATTGAAAGAATAAGAGCTGTTAACAAAGTTATGGAAAAAGTTTCTTTCAAAATTGAGAAAATTTCTGAATATAACTTGTCTGATCCTTTGGACTTAATAAGAATGAAAAGAGACAACAATTCACCAGAGACTAAAGCAAGAGAACAAGAACAAGAACAAATCAAAGGTAAGATTGTTAATGCTATCAACAGCCGATATAATCAAAATATAATTAAAAATAACTTGAAAGGGTAAAGCATGAAAAAATACAATATAAATATGTATCAAGTTCCTATCAAAAAAATATATAGGATTAAGCAATATTGGAGTGATTGGTTAAAATATAGGCTACCAATACCAAAAAAAGTAACACCATTTATATTAAAAAATTTGTTAGGGTGTTATAAATGAGAAAAATAATACAACAAATAAAACAATACGAATTATATTATAGACATGAAATTCAATGCTTTTTAATTGGGTTACTCTTGGGTGCTATAATATTTTAGAAAGGGGAAACTATGTATATAGATAGCTACGAGATCGTTACCATTGGTACTAAGTACGAGGGTAACAAAGAAAAAAAGAACCAAGTATTAACTCATGTCCATAGCGATGATGGTATAGTTTTAAAAAAACTATTCGAGTTAATAGATACTTATGATGATACAGTAATGTATAACAATAGAGGTAAGTGTAAAATAACTGTAGAGTTTGAACAAAGTGATTAATAATTTAACAGATGATGAATTAACAACCCTTTGCCATTTAATTATGGCGAGGGGTTTGTTTTATCGACAACTTCTTCTGCGTCTACCTCAATCAGATCAGGAGTATCTTGCCAAGAAACAGAAATTTTCTGATCTATATTCTGCTTTATCGGTTTATTGTCAGAATAAAGATCGGTCAGCTTTCCTGCTAGGTAAGTAATAAACTTTGTTTTCTCTCTGATCCAAAGTATTTGGTTAGGGTTTTCTACTTCTTGGTATTGAAATATTTGTAGCAACTTATCAATTAAAGTTTGGATACCAATTTTTCTAGCTTCAGTTATCTTGTTGTTGAGTTCTTTGTCTTTCTTTAAGATTGCATAAAACTTTTGTAAGCTCATCTGTGAGACAGAGAGTTTTTTGTCCTCTAAAATTTCTGAAAGAGTTACGCCTCGCATAAGCATATTTTCGATAGTATCTACTTCTTTCATTAGTTCCAATTCTAGGTTTGATTTCTTTGTAATAGTATTGTTTGACTTCTTCTCTTGATTTA